AATGTTCCCGCGTCTAATAATTGACGGAGAGCCGCAGTTGCAGTACGGCTCAATCCGCCAATCATATGAATGAGTCCAAGGCCATAAAATCCAAGTCCTGGCAGAAATTTGAAATGGACGAAATATTGGATCTTATTTTTCTTTGGATCATTGGGCGCGAAGTTTCGTCTTATCGACAAAACTTTCCGACTACCTTGCTCGATTGTAACGATGTAAGGTAATTTTATTCCTGTTGGTTCGCCATCGGGACCAACGTCTTCGAAACCTTCTAAATCAAGGTCTACGTGGAATTCTAGTAATGTATATAAAGGTTCAACTCTTTGTGATTTAGTTAAACCTTCTAATTCTAATTCTTTTTTCTTTACTTCATTTGTAACTACATCTTGAGGTTTATTTAATTCTATATCAGTGTAAAAATTATTAACTTGTTGTTTACGTAAATCATTTTCTGACATTTTAATTACATGACAAACAGATGTTGCATCTTGTAGTGATGTTGCTGTGTATGGCACAATTAAATCATCAGCTGGTACAAATTTAGAAACAGCTCTACCTAATAGATCATCATAATAAACTTTTTTAAATGTAGAACCTGCAAGAGGTAAATAAAATAACATTTGATCAAATTCAGGTTCATATTCTTTCATTTGATCCATCAATTGATAATTCATGAAATCTTTAACACGCTGAGACTGTTGTTCTTTCATAGGATTACTTGCTCCCATGATTTGAGTTCTAACAGGTCCATCAGCTGGTAATAATTCTTTATAAGCTAACGCTTGAAACTGTGTTACAGCTTCAGCTAAAACTGGGTGTGTTGCACCGGATGCACCTTGGAAAGGTTCGGTTCTATTTTCATATTTAAATCCTAAAAGATCTAAACCAACAGTATAAGCTCTTTCCCAATCTGAACGAGAAGCTTTATATTCTCTGTAATCTGCTTCTAATCTATTAGCGATTGGATCAGTAATGTCTTCTGGTAATAAATCATTTAAGTTTGCAAAGTGATCACCTTGTTCAGGTAAAGGCATTGCGCTTGGATCAAAATCAATTGTTGCCCCTTCTTCGTCTTCTATAACTTCAACGGGACCTTTTGGTGTTTCTGGTTCTTCCAAATTAACAACCTCTGCAACTTCATCTTCTGGTCGTTTTATGTTTGGGAGACCTTTATCTACTTCTGCCATTTAAATTCTCCTATATTCTTTTAACACGATTTAACATTGAAGGCAACCCCTGTGGAGTTGGCCCTGATTCAGGTGGAATTGCATGAGGTCTTCTGATTGAAGCTATGCCACCGCCTGCAAATTGACTTCCATATAAACCTTCTCCGCCTTGCATCATTCTTATTAATGTCCCTTCTCCAGGTTGTAATACTCCTGTTTTAAATTCAGTTGGACTAATAACTCCATATTGTCTGTAAGTATTTAAAATATCTTGATCAGTAGGAGTAGGCATTCTGTCATAAGTTGGTAATGAATAATCTATATTCATTTCTCTCTTAGCTGTCATTGGTCCCATTCTTCTTCCAGCTGGTGTTGCAAGTTTATTTACTAATGGTGTGCCCCATTTTCCAAATAATTTAGAATATTCTTTTTTAGCCATTCTACTTGCTTCCATTTCATCCATTGCTCTTATATTCTCCATTTGCATTCCAGTATTGTCCAATGAACCACTAGAGTCTAAATCTCCTAATATTCTATTTACATTGGTTTTTGCAGCATCTATGTCTTCTTGTGAATTAAAAATAAAATCATCATCCATAGTGCCTTCTATTAATTGATTTGCTTCCATTCCCTCTATTCTATCCATTTCTTTAAAAGCTTTTTCAGCTTTCATCATATCTAAGGCATAAATTTTTTGATTGTCAGTAAGTGTTCCCGATTGTAATAAATTTTTTTGTCTTGCAAATTCTTCACTAAAAGGAACAAAAGATTTAGTTAACCAATTTTTTGCTACGGATTCATTTAAAGGTGTTCCTTTTCTAAGAACATCGTCTGTAATTACTCCCCCTTCATACGCGGCCATAAAACCTAAAGCTGCTGGCCCAATTAAATTTCTAAGTCTAAGTACTTCTTTAGGATTTAATTGTCTAATTCCTTCTTTTAAAAGATTTCCTCCACCTTGAAGAATTTTTTTAACTAAAGGAGTATTTCCTTTTCCTTGTTTTAATAATCTATTAAGTTCATTAGCTCCACACGCAACAGTAGCCGGTCCTTCTGCAAAACCAATTCTTCCTCCTGATGCTTTGCCTTTGGGGCAAAGTGCTTTAAGATCTTTTAAAAGAAGTCTTCCTTCTGGAGTTGATAAATCTATTCCTGCAATTCGAAGAATTTCTGCTCGTTTTTTAGGTCCCCACTGTAAAAAGTCAGTACCTGCTTCTGTAATAACTTTTTGTCCAGCTTCTTTATAACCTGTAGTAGGAAAATTTTTTATGAACTCATTAATATATTTATCTCCTTTTAAATTGTTCAAACTTCCATATATATTTCCTATAACTCGTTTTTGAAGATCTTTATTTTTAATATGCTTAGTAGCATGATAAAGAGCTGTATTCATTTTTTTACTTTGAAGTTGAAAATTTTTAAATGGTTCAGCTTTAACTCCTCCTGGAGCATTATGACCAATTGCCATATTATTTTTACCTACTAAATCCCCAAATTTTATCGTGCCTCCTTTACCATCAGGAACTAATTTATTATAAGTTTTATAATACGAGTTTGTAATATCCACTACTTCGTCAAATAATCCTGAAGCTTTTCCATGAGTTTTTAAAGTTTGAGTATTCCATTGCATGGGATTACCATCCATTGTAAAATAAACATTTTTTGGAGATAATCTTAAACCTGATTTCCATTTAATAGGGTCTCCCGTTTTTTTATCAAAAAATTGAATTCTAGATGGTTGATCATTAAAATTATTACCATCCCAATGTCGTAAGGCATAACTCATAATGTTGACATCAGGATTTTTATACATAATATTTTTATTTACATTGGTAAAATAAGCGGCACCCGATCTTCTATCAGTTGCATAATCAAAAGCATCTTTAAATCTGTACCCTTCAAAATCACTAACATGAGCTCTAGACATATAATCAAAAATTTTTCTAAATTTCTTTTGTTTCATTTTAGGGTGTTTTTCAAGTGCAGCGGCAATAGTGTTATAAGATCCTGTCCCTGTTCTTTCTCCTATGATTTTTCTTAGCAAATTAGCTTCTATCTCAGTTCCTTCTTTTATATTTTTAATAAATTTAAAATTAGGGTCTTTTAATTCTAAGACTTCATTATTCTTGATAATGTTATCAAACACTTTTAAAATTTTCTGCTCTTGAGTTTGAAGTTTAGGAAGTTTAGGATCTACCCATTCACCCATTTCTTTTAAACTTCTAGCTTTTAATTGACCTGGTCTATCTCCTCTTTCTACAGGAGAAGATACTTTGTCATAAATTTCTTTCATATCTACAAATCTTTCTCCTTTGTTGGCTTCGTTAATAAGATTTTTCATTAATTTATTTTTAAAACTAAACTGATATCTAGTAGGAGCTTGTAAATCACTTTTTAAAACTGTATTTTGTATTTTTTTCCAATTTTTTGGATATTTTTTCTTTAAATAATTTCTCCATGACCCTGTTTTAGACATGTCACCAGAAGCAAAATCTTTTGCAACTGAGTTTTTATAATTATCAATAATTTTTTGATAGAAACCTCTATCTACTTCTCCACTATACCCAGGTCTCGATCCATCAACCGATGGTGCAACTAACTGACCACCTTCAGCCATGTTGAATGGTCTTTCTAAATTTATTCTTTGTAAATATTCTTCGTGAGTTTCTTGATCTGGATCGAACTTACCTAACATTTCATCTTTAAATGCACCTGGTTCTAGTTCGTCTACTAAAGCTGCTTGGTCCATGGACCGTGGTTCAAGGGCATCTCTAAGAATTGGGTTCTTGATTACCGGATCACTGCTGTTCTCTAATCCGAATTTAATTAATTGTTTAAAGTTCATTACTATTTCCAACCTATATTAAGAATTACTCTTTTTTGTGTATCTGTTTGAGTAAATCCATTGTGTTTATATTTATTATCAAAAACAATTAATTCGTTTTCATTAGATTTAAAGTTTTTTTTATTAATAGTTGTACCACCATTTGAATTTGTAAAATTTAATATTGCTATTTTTACATTTCCTTTTTCTTTAGGAAAATCTATATGAGGATTATGTACAATTTTTTTATGTTGATTAGTGTATAAATTTAACTTCATTCTTAATAGTTGATTAATTTTATATTTTTCATTTATTGAATATAAAATAGGTTCAAAAATTTTAAACCAACCACTTGTTTCTTGATTGTTTGTAAATAAATTATGAGTAAACATAAAATTATTTTCACTTTCTTTTTCAGTACCATCAAGAGTAATACTTTGAAAATACCATTGAAAATTATTACCATTTACTATTTCATGAAGTTTATTAAAAAACATTGATGGTAAAAATTTTTTGTAAACTTTCATTATTCTCCTAACATCTTAGCCACGCCGCCTGATGCAAAGTCATCGGGATTTGGATAGTTTGAAAAATAATCAGCAATATCTTCATTTTGTTTATCAAAACTATCAATCTTTCTTTCAGTAGAACTTTTACCCATTCTCTTATATTTTTGAATGTTTCTTTCGTATGCAGCTTTATTTCTACCAAACTGACCTGTAACTGTATTTTTTCCAGTTGCAAATCTTTCAACTTCTCTAAAATCAGATGCATGATCACCGAATTCATTAACAGACGTTTCTTCAAATTTAACATTTTCTGGATGTCCTCCAGTAAATTCTGCTTCTTCAACATTAAATTCTTCTTTAGTTTTTGTACGTTGTCCTTTTTTAAAAGGACCTTCAAGCACTTCAGATGCTTTATATTCTAATCTAACAGGTTGTCCAAATTTACCATCTGGAAAACCATGTTTTTGTAAACCAATGTCAACAACCACATCTCCTGTGTTTAAATCCTGTGTTACATAAACATCTGTTTTGGATTCTGGTAATTTAGTTTTATGAGTAATAACTCTTTCTAAATCTCCACTAATTTCTTCACCTTCTTTAATGACTTTATTTACAAGGGGCTTGAACCATGATGGCATGCCTTCAATATTTTTAATTGGAACTTGTGTTAATTCTTTTGCAACAGTTGCTCCTTCTTTACCAAAAAGTTTTAATGCTCCTGCTTTAAGAGCACCGATGCCAGCGCCTACTCCCCCCATTAATTTTAAAAATGCTCTACGGCCCATTTTAAATGGCATTCTTTCATTTGTATCTTCTGCAAGTAAATAACTTAAACCAGTTCTACCGCCTTGTGCAAAATCTTCTGGTTCAATGTTTCTTTCAAATATATGATCAGTAACACTTTCATCACCTACAATTTTTTCTCTATCTGCTTTTGATAAACTTTTATATCGACCTTCTCCTCTTAAAACTTTATTAGCTTCTTTCATTGCTTCAATCGGTTCTAATTTTTTTATATCTTCAATAACAATTCGAACATTAACTGTTCTGTCAAGTTGTTTTCCAAATAAATCTCCCAAACCTCTTGTGGTTTGAATTCCACCTATTATTTCTGTTTCAGGTGGTCGAGACTGTGATTTAGTCCAATCTGTAATTTTATCTTTTGGAAATTCAATAACTTTACCCTTATCTTTTTTACCTTGATTTACAAATCTATTTAAAATTTCATAAGCTTCTTCGTTAGAATAAACTTTAGGTGCTTTAGGTTTATTAAGTTCAATTAAATATTTAATTTCTTGTTCAGACATTTTATCTAGATCTTGACCTTGTTTTTTAGCCGACTTAACCCACCTTTTTACTTTTGCATCAATATTACCAGATAAAGTTTTACTAATAGACATAATGCCTTCACGTTGGAAAGGTGCACTTTCCTTCATAGCTTGTTTCATCAACAATTTTCTTAAAATAGATATTCCTGACATAATTAATAATACACAAACTTCCTAGGCGCTTGTTTTTCATCTACATAATCTTCAGGGTGTTTTAAAAATCCACCTTGTCTAAAGCGCATAACAGCTTGAGTCATACTATCAACTAAGTCGTCATGATCACCATGCGGGAATGCTGCACATTCCTCAATTACTTCCTCCGCAAATTTCTGGTCAGGCGCCCAAATTATGCCAGATTCAAAAAGCGGAGCACATGTATTTACTCTCACATGTTTATCATTTCCTTTGCTTGGTGTAAAGTTCTGAACTGGTATATCCATTTGACGAAGTTCGTAGGTTAAAGGCAGTCCTGATGCCTTTGCTTCGATGATAACAGACTCCGGATTCCAATATTTGTACTGCTCTAGAGCTAATCTTCGTAATTCTGGAAATTCATACCTTCCTTTGATGGCATCGACTAAAATTAGGTTAGCAGGTGAGTCTTCGTTAGGATAAAACACGCCCCAAGTGGTAATTGCACTAAAATCGGCAGTTTCTTTTTTCATAAACGCAGTATCGTACGATTGAATTACATAATGTAAGTTTGGAATGTAGTCTTCTTCCCATTTTCGCCACCATTCACGTTTTATTATCGCTCCTTCTTCAGAAGTTGGTCTTTGCATCCACTGAGCGTTCCATTTTCCGACAGGAAGTGTCGCTTTTACCTTTTCAAGCTCATCTAATTTCCAATATTCAGGCCAAACTGCTTCTGTTTTAGTTCCGTGGTCCAAGATTGCTGGAAATTCGACCACTTCCCACTGGTCAGCTTTAACTTCTTTTTGATTTTGCAGTAAAATTCCAGTTAAATCTTTTTTACTCCACCTAGTCATTACTAAAATAATTTTTCCACCTGGTTGAAGACGTTGTCTTGGTCCAGATGTGTACCATTCGTACGCATTTTCCATAGCTGTTGGAGACATTGCATCTTGTTCCGAGTGCGGGTCATCAATAATTAGTAAATCAGCACCTCTTCCAGTGATAGCTCCACCAACACCAGCAGCAAAGTACTCTCCACCTTGCGCAGTTTCCCATCTTCCTGCAGCTTGACTGTCTTCTTGTAGTCTAGTTTTAAAAATTTTTGCATATTCTTCGGAGTCAATTAAGTTTTTTGCCTTACGACCAAACCTAATTGCAAGTTCTCCAGTGTGGGTTGCTTGAATAATCTTTAATTTTGGATTACGGCCCACCATCCATGCAGGCAAAAGATAAGATGCAAACTCAGACTTAGTATGTCTTGGTGGCATGTTTACAATTAGACGGGTAATTTTACCTGTTGCAAGGTCATTAAATTTTTTTGCTATGTGTCTATGATGCGCGCCTTCAATGAACTCGGGCCAAACACATTTAACAAAGGATAAAAAATCTTCTTTTGCTTTATTTTGAATTTTTTTCTCTGCATACATCACTTGAAGTTGCAGGAATTTTTTACGAACGTCTGATGGAAGTTTACTTATATCTATATTATCTAAATTCATACAAAATTTTTAAAAAATTTTTCGCACCCTTATAGGATGTTGAAGAAGTTTTTACCACCATTGACTCTCTAAATCAAGCAATTCAACCTAGAGTAGTGGGACCCCTTTTTATTTATTTGGGGATCGACCTTTTTTATTCAAACTTTTTTGGGTTTGGGTTTGGTACCTCTATTGAAGGGGGGAAGCAGGGGCGATCGCTCGCCCATGCTGTTGGTTGATGATTAGTCTAGCAAGACCATGTAAGCTTTGGCATTGTTCTTACGAAACCAATCGATATTCTTACGTACAATGTCCCAATGTCTACTTGCACCGTAACCATGTAACTTGTCATCAGCTGTTGCTAACATCTCAGCTACAAATAACTCGTCGTGTTTCTTTGCCTCTTCATCAGTTAACTGAATAGATTCGCCATTAAATCTATTTGATCTGATGTTGTGTGTTTGTGTATCTGTTTTCATATGTGGGATCATATAGGATAGATCAATCATTGTCAACTGCGATAATTCTAGTTCTTGTTGCTTGATATGGTACTCGTGTTGGACCATTCGCTTCATCGCCTTGCCATTGATATCTATGACTCTCGTACTTTTCTTTTTCAACTTTGATCCGTGTTTCAAGTGCCTTGTGTCTTGGTGCAATAGCAATGATACTAGTTAGATGAGTTCTAATATATTCCATTAAACAAGATTGATTACAGAAGTAATCCCACATTGATACATTGTTTTCACCTCTATCATAGTTACCATATCTGCCTACTTTAATCTTAATAGTTCTTAAAACTTTATTATCTCCTGAACCACGAACCCTTGATTGTGTTGGTTGTTCATGACACAACGAACCATGACACCAATTATAATT